TTCCCTAAGGCTGGCCTATCGGCTTCCCTAAGGCTGGCCTATCGGCTTTCGATGATCGGCGGCGAAAATTATTAGCTTTTTCTAATCAATCGATTTTGATTTTTGGCACAACAAATAAGGTTGACAAGGTGACAGACCTGTGACCTTATCCATCTATCGCAGACAAGGAGACATTGAAATGATCTCAATAAAAGAAGACAACTACACCTACGGCATCGTCAAGGTGACGGTGTTTTCCGACACGTTCACGGAGATGATGCAGGTGTATAAGACGGCGGATCAGTGGCACTATAACGTCAACATCTATAAAAATGCACTGCGCTATGGGCCAACCAGAACGGAGGCCGGTTCCCTCTATCCAGAATGCACTGGTTTCTATGAGCATACCGGCCCCCAATGGGTTGGTTTCTATACGTATACAGTGAGGAAATAATCATGAATGTTTTATCATTATTTGACGGCATGTCCGGCGCACAACTGGCATTGCAAAAATCAGGTGTAAAAGTAGACAACTATTTCGCATCTGAAATTGACCCTTACGCTATCAAGGTGACCAAGCACAACTTCCCTAACACTCACCACCTTGGATCAGTGGTTGATGTGAAGGCGGAAGACCTGCCACAGATTGACCTGCTGATAGGTGGCTCACCTTGCCAAGGTTTTAGCTTTGCCGGTAGGCAATTAAACTTTGATGATCCTCGCTCAAAATTATTCTTTGAATACGTCAGGCTTCTAAAAGAATTGAAGCCTAAGTATTTCCTGTTGGAAAATGTAAAGATGAAGCAGGAAAGTATGGACGTGATCACCAATGAACTTGGTGTGGAACCTATCTTCATCAACAGCAGTCTTGTCTCTGCCCAAAATAGGCAACGGCTCTACTGGACTAACATCCCATTTGATATGCCAACTGATCAGGGTGTCATGCTTAAGGATATCCTTGAGGATGGCTTCACCGATCGTGATAAGTCACACTGCCTTGATGCAAACTATTGGAAGGGTGGGAACCTGAAGTCCTACTTTGAGAAGCACCGTAGGCAATTGGTATTCTCTGATGATGGCCTATGCCATGTTGGAGATGCCGACATCAAAACTTTTGATATGAACAAGCGGGTCTATCATTCGTCAGGTAAGTCCCCTGCCCTCACTACGATGGGTGGTGGACACCGTGAGCCAAAGGTATTGGTTGATCCAATGGCATGGCGTAAGCTCACAGTGACCGAATGCGAACGCTTGCAGACGGTGCCTGAAGGCTACACTGCTATGGGCAGTGACGGTAAGAAAGTATCCAACACCCAACGCTACAAGATGCTTGGCAATGGCTTCACAGTGGATGTGATTGCCGGCATTCTTAATGGCATCAAAAACTAGAAAGGGATTAGGACATGCGATACATAACCCGCAAGGTTACTAAATTTGCTTTTGTTATGCCGGTGTATGACTATGATGTAACACTTCACGAGGATGGCACACATGATGTTATGATACCTTGTGAAGACAAGCACATGGTAGGTTATAACGTGTATGGCTGGAACTATGATAAGCAATCGTGGAAAGGTATCGGTATTGGTAGCTACTACGATGAGGCTAAAGAGATAGCTGATACCTACGACAAAAAGATGGTCAAGAAGTTGGGAGTATATTGTGATGATATGGGGGACAAAAAGAGTTACGATTGAAGAGAAAATCCTGGAAAATTATGAAACAAACGAGGGAATTATCATGGAATATATCGTAGAAGTACAGGCTGACAGCACCGGCACATGGGCTGGCAATGGTAAGAGGTTTGCCACCGAAGATGAGGCGAAGGAGTATGCGCTTGATCTGTATCGTCGGTGGTCAGCAGTTAAAGAGTGGAGAATTGTAGAGAAATCAAAGGAGAACATGACATGACATTCACAAGGAAAAACCTAACAGAAATCCGCAAGGTTATCGATAAGCATCTTCTCGACGCCGGTCAGGAACTAGGCATAGACTTTAGCCTTGGCAACATTCGTTACAGCGATTCGACCTTCACCGTTAAGCTTGAGGCCAACACAATAGGGCATGACCCCAAGGTTAAGGCGTTGCTAGAACGTGAGCCTGATTGGTACAATAAAGTTGTGAACCTATCAGGCAAAGGCTATAAGATTGTTGGGTGGAACGAGACAGCAAGAAAGAATAAGGTTGTGTTAGAGTACAATGGAAAGAACTTCTCCACACAACCTTCAGTTGTTCGATCTAAGATGGACAGCATACACAACTTAAAATGGAAAGATGTATCATGAGAAGTAAAACAGAACCCTTACCGTTCAAAGACCTAACCATGTTCGATCAAGAACATATTGCGTCAGAACTTGAGGATGCAAGCAAGGAGATGCTTGTTTACTACGGCATACACATAGCGGGGATGAGTATCTTGTACGAGGATGATGAGTAATGACGTACACCTGGTGCAAAAATACAACACCTTGATTAAAACTTTCAGCACATACAAAAAACTAGTGGACAAGGCGCTGAAAGTTTGATAGACTATAGGTCTCCTTAAGGTTAAGATAAGAAAGGATAAGACATTAATAAAACAATATAAGTTTTCTATAAGTAAACTTTAAGACCCTTTAGCAAACTTAGATTTGATTGGAGAAATCAAAATGTTTAGCAAGATCGTCAAGCTATTTGTAACCAAGAAGAATGTTCCGGTCACCCCACAGGAGAAGATTGAGGCGCTTCTGAAAGCCCTCGATGAGAACGGTGACAAATCTAGCATCCGCCGCACCACCGATATGTTTCAAGGTTATGGGGTGGATCAGACTAAGAACTTTTTCAAAGTGCGTAACGGACATTCGGTACAATATTTCGGTAACCCTTTCCACAATCTGTACCGGATTGATTCCCGTGTTGGTACAAGGGATTTTGTAACTCATAGTGTTCGCAAATAGGAGAGACTGTTATGAAGTTGATCACTAAACAAATCAAGAAAGACCTGTTGGCTAACTTTAACAACACCAACAAGGATGGTTTGAAACCACCATTGAAGTTGTTCTGCCCTTGGGGTGGAGCAACATGGTTGATCAGCGAGATGGAACAGGACAATGAAGATATCCTGTTTGGCCTAGCCGACCTTGGACATGGCAGTCCAGAGCTAGGTTATGTATCTCTGTCTGAGCTAGCCAGCATCAGCGGCCCTCTTGGTTTGAAGATTGAAAGAGACATATACTTTGAACCGGATAGATCGTTAGTGCAGTACGCTGACGATGCTCGATTAACAGGATCAATCTAATGAAGGAGGTTTCCAAAAAGAAAATGTGGAAGTACAACAGCGTAGTGAAAGACCTCCACTCACCCAAGTATCGTAATCGTGTCAAGAAACCTAAAGAAAAATATGAGACAAACGAAAAGAGTATTAAGGATGGGTTGGAAGAACACCTTCTAAATGAGGAGAAGTCTTAGTGAAAACTGTACAGGATAGAGAAGAATCGATACGTCAGTATGATGGAAAGGTTATGGTCTGGGAGAAGAGGTTTCTTCCAGACCTAGTACCTGACTACAAGCGGATCAAAAAGAAAGAGTATTGTGATCCATATTTCTGGGTGATAACGGAGGTTAGAGAGCATGTCCAAAACAAAACAAACTCTTGAAAAACAAACTCTTGAAGAGGTGAATAAAGAAATAGAAGAAGAAACTATCTTAATGGTTCAATGGGATAAAGATCATTATGATAGTGAGTATCCTGACAGTATGTATAGCAGAGAATTAAGACGGCTTGGTAAAATTAAAGAGCTACTAGAGTTAGGTGTTGAGGTATCAAGAGGGGTTAGTGGCATCTATGTAAATAATAAATATGTTGTTGGTTATAAACAAACGAAATGGAGGGTAAATGGTAAAGGTAAATGGTATTGGTATAAAAATTTAGAAGATTTCGTAGAGAGGTACGTTAAAACAAAGTCAGGATTAAATGATTATAGGCGTACCAAAAGGATAAAAATCAAGGAAGAAGAGAGTGTTCTTAATGACTAGCTGGCATGACTTTACATTAGGATTCTTGTGGGCACTAGCTCTATCCTGCATGATGTGTATCCTCTATGTCTGATGTCCTAGAGATGCAACGGGATTTCTGGGAGGCCAAGGTAAATAAATTTATCTTGATGTTTGAGTACGGACATGATACAATAGATCAGTTTGTAAGAAACATGGTACTCATGGGCTTTGAAGAAGAGGATATCATCGAGGCCTGGAAAGAAATAGACAATGACTAGAAAACCTATGACTAAAAAGAAACTGGCGGCCACTATAGAATATCGAACACCATTTTCATCTGGTTCTGACATAGCTAAATGGGAGTACCTTTACCCACAGAAGGTGGTCGCCTCTCCAAGCCCACGTACCTTACCTGATAATGATGCCTTCAGCCCTAATAAGGTTAAGAAGTGGATCAACACACAGAAGGAGCTTGCTATCATGGAACGGAAAGGGATTAGGCGGAAGATTAAGGGTGCCATTGCCAATCATGCAAGCCATGAGGCTTACACTAAAAACCTACAGAGATATCTTAAGACAGGAGATTGGGTTGATGATTTTTATGGGGAGCATCAGCAGGAGAAAGTTAGGTATGGGTGTATAGCCTTGGCCTACGATGCTGATGGCCTACCAAAAAGAAATATCGGAACCTTCTATCCTGACTTAGGTTGTGTATATACAACAGACATGTTCGACATGGACAGAGAGGAATTATAAAATGAAAACATTAATTATCGCTGGAACTCTTATCACAATTGTAGCTGCTGGGAGCATGGCGGCAGGAATTGTAGCTTACAATTCTTGTGGCTATGATAGGCTAACAGGAAACTATTTGTATGATGGAAACAAAGTAGCTGCACATGGTACTATGGACAGTGCAATGGAGTGTGCTTTGATGGGTATGCTCCCTGATATTGTTATCGATAGGCTAGGTATGTTTGGTTCTTCTGATGAAGCAGAACTTATCAAGGCAATTGATGCGGAAGAAAAACAAAAGCGAAAGGAGAAAGCTAAATGACTTTGGTTCACACAGAAATACTAAAGAAAGAAATTGAATGGTTGGAAGAGAACCCTCATACAATCCATAGACATCAAAGAAAGACTGTGATTTCGTATTTGAATCAACGCATACTCGATCTTGAACAAGAGAAGAGAGATGTGGCGCTTGCTAAAGAAACTCTTCGTGCCCATAAAAAAGCTAGTAAGAAAGACATCATTGAAAAATCTGACTGAGGATATCAATGCCCCTAGTACTTGACATAGAAACAGATAGCTTACATCCTAGTAAGATACATGTATGTGTAACCAAAGATTTAGATACAGGGATTATTTTATCTTTTCAGGAAGATAAGAAAGAAAGTTTAAGACAGTACCTAAGAAAGTTTAACACAATCATAGGACATAACGCCTTGTCCTTTGATATACCTGTATTAAACAGGCTCTGGTCTATGAAGATAGATGAAGATAAAATCTTTGACACACTTCTTGTTTCTTATCTAGTCAGGGCTGACATCAAGGGTGGGCATAGTTTAAAAAGCTGGGGAGAAAGATTTAAATACCCAAAGATAGAGTTCGAAGACTTTGAAACCTTCTCTCCAGAGATGATAAGGTATTGCATTCAGGATGTTAACATCACTGGGAAGTTGTATAAACATCTGGTGCAACTTATAGAACAAAAGAAGTTCAGCGATAAGAGTATCCTTCTTGAACATAAGATAAGAAGTATTATTAATAAGCAACAGGATAAAGGCTTCATGCTGGATATAAGGAAGGCACACTTCCTATTAAGCGAGGTGCGACAGAAAGCGGATGCAATCGAGAGAGACATCCTTAAGGAAATTCCTTATAGCATTAAGCAAGAGAGAAGGGTTAGTGTTAGAAGAAAGAAGGATGGGTGTATGTCTTCTGTTGGTTTGAAACAGATTGATAACTGGAAGAAGGTAGTAGGTGGAGATTTTAATCTAGTATCCTTTGAGCCTTTCAATCTTGCTAGTCCCAAGCAGATCATAGAACATATGGAGGAGTATGGCTGGAAGCCAGTTGACCACACACCTAAAGGATCACCAAGGATAACAGAAAGAAACCTAGCCAGTGTGTCTACCTCCGCTCCCAAGGCTATCCAGAAGCTTGCAGAGTGGAAGATGCTACAGACTAGATATAAGACTGTTGAAGCTTGGCTGGATGAGGTGGATGATAACGGTAGAGTACATGGTAAAGTCATAACGATGGGTGCGGTTACCTCAAGGATGACACATGCCAATCCTAACATGGCTAACATCGTGTCTAGCAGTAAGCCTTTCGGTGTCGAGTGTAGAGAATGTTGGACTGTACCTGGAGAGGATAAGGTTTTAGTAGGTATGGATGCGAAAGGGTTAGAGCTACGGATGCTTGCTCACTATATGAATGATAAAGATTTTACGGAGGCTGTTATCAATGGTGATCCTCATACCTTAAATCAGAAGGCGGCAGGGTTGCCTACTAGATCATCAGCTAAGACATTCATCTACGCCTTCCTTTATGGGGCAGGATCAGCTAAGATTGGTTCTATAATTAATGGTAGCAGTTCAGCAGGGGAAGCCCTGAAGACAAAGTTTCTAAAGAACGTACCTAAGTTGAACACCTTAATAAAACAGGTGAATAAATCAGCAGGGAAGGGACATATCAAAGGCTTGGATGGACGTAGGCTGTATGTCAGGCACCGTCATGCCGCCCTTAACACCCTGTTGCAGGGGGCAGGGGCCATTGTATGTAAGCAGTGGTCAGTGTTTGTAGATGAAGAGATCGATAGCCGACAGCTAGATGCAAGCTTGGTTAATACAATCCACGATGAGCAACAGTATGAGTGTAGCCGCAAGGATGCTGAAGAGTTATGTTTCGTAGCAGATTATGCTATACAAAAAGTAGGAGAGTATTATAACATGACACTTCCTTTGAATGCTGACGCTAAGATTGGTAGGACTTGGGCTGAAACACATTAGGGAGACTTCAACATGCCAAGTAAGGATAAAGAACTACAACGATACAGACAGCGAAGAAGCTATCATAAACGTATGCGTACTGAAGAAGGGAGGGAAAAAGAAAGAATAAAAAATAAGAAGGCTAAGAAAGTCAGAAGAAGAAAAGTTTTTGATATCCTTGGAAGACGATGTGTTTGTTGTGGAGATACAGATGAAATGTATTTAGAAGTAGATCATATTTTTAATGATGGATACAAAGACCCTAAAGGAGGCGCTGCAAATATATATAATATAATAAAAGAAAATCCAGAAAGGTTCCAGACACTTTGTAGTAATTGCAATCAAGCTAAAGCAAGGAATGACGGGGAGCTATACATACCAGAACAAGGATGGGTTATAAGGGATACAGATATCATGAGAACAACTACTGTAGTGCGAAAGAAATTTAGCCAAGAACTATATGACAAGGCAGATCATAAGGCCAAGGATTTAATTAGGTCTTACTTACAGAGAGAAGGTCATGCTCTCTTGGATGATGAAGAAAAGTATTCCTGTGACATCGAAGGAAAGGATGGACAAGGATGGGAGGTGGAGATTAAATACTCTTGGAAAAGAGAGTGGCCGCCCTCATGGAGGGATGTGCGTATAGCGTACAGGAAAAAGAAATTACTTGAAAGAAAAGGAGCGGACAACATTACCTTCTACATTCTAAACAGTATGTGTAAGGAAGCTTGGGAAATATCCGGTCAAACCGTTTCTGAATC